AAAGTAAAAGCAAAAGTAAAACCGTATCGAAAGGTTAGCTAATGGCAACGACAGGTACAAGTACTTTTAATTTAGATGTAAACGACCTCATTGAAGAGGCGTTTGAGCGTTGCGGACAAGAACTTCGCACGGGATATGATTTCCGTACGGCGCGCAGAAGTCTCAATCTGTTAACCATGGAATGGGCTAACCGTGGAATTAACCTTTGGACAGTAGAGCAAGGTGTTATTCCTATGGTTCAAGGGCAGGCTATGTACCCTTACCCAGCAGATACCATTGACTTTATGGATCTAACGATCCGTACCAATAACGGCACATCCAATCAGATAGATATTAATATCAGCCGTATTGCAGAGCCAACCTACATGAGCATCCCAAATAAGTTAACTCAGGGAAGGCCGATTCAGGTTTACGTAAATAGACAGTCTGGCCAAGAAAACCTGTCAGATAAGGTGCTGGCAGCGAACATTACTGCTACAACCACCACGATCCAATTAAGCTCATTGGCCGGAATAGCATCGTCTGGGTTCATCAAAATTGACAATGAGACCATTAGCTACCCTAACGTTGATACAACCAACAATCAATTAATTAACTGCGCCCGCGGTCAGAATGGCACAACGGCTACCGCCCATACCGCAGCTGCACCAATAACCATTCAGAACCTGCCATGCCTTAATGTATGGCCAACGCCAAACGCTCCAGGCACCCAGTATTTGCTGGTTTATTACCGTTTACGCAGAATACAAGACGCCGGATCAGGCGTATTTACGCAAGATATTCCATTTAGATTCGTGCCGTGCATGGTATCTGGGCTGGCATATCAGTTAAGCACCAAGCTGCCAAACGTAGATCCGGGCAGAATAATGATGCTTAAAACAGAATACGAGCAGCAGTTCCAGTTGGCAGCAGACGAAGACCGAGATAAAGCACCAGTAAGATTCGTTCCAAGGAATTTATTCTATGCCTAATCAGTTTGCATCTGGCAAACACTCCATTGCCGAATGTGATCGTTGCGGACAAAGATATAAATTAAAGGAGTTAAAGACGCAAACGGTAAAGACAAAACCTTTTAAAATAAAGGTTTGTCCTACCTGCTGGGACCCAGATCAACCGCAGCTGCAGTTGGGTATGTATCCAGTCAATGACCCACAGGGAGTACGGGATCCGCGGCCGGATATAAGCTACATACAGTCTGGTAACAGCGGATTGCAGATTAATTTAACCGGTATTGGGCCAAATGGATTTGGGAACCCAGAGCTGGGAAGTAGGATTTTTCAATGGGGCTGGAACCCTGTTGGCGGAGCAAGGTTATTTGACAGCGTTTTAACCCCAAATGACTTGATAGGCAACACACAACTTGGTACAGTAACAGTAGATATAACTTAAGGAGCTAATATGAGCTACAAAAAAGGTGCAGATGGCATCACCAAAAAGGGTAAAACCGATGCAAAAGTCTACCCAAATGAGGGTCCAAAAGTAATGGGTCGTGACGGTGGCAAAAAATCTGCTGGTGTGACAAACGCAAATCTGAAGTCAATGGGTCGTAATATGGCTCGTGCAGCTAATCAACGAGGTCGATAATGGCTAAATATTCTATGAAAAAGAATGGTAAAGAAGTGGGACCTGCTGAAGTATATGCAGAGCCACATACCATGTCTGGCAAGAAAGTCACCACCGCAGAAAGCGCTGTAGTCAAAAAAGGCAACGGCGTAGATGGCGTAAAGATGTCAGTAGGTGGTTATTCTAAGAGCCAAAACAGTGAAGTTAAAACATCAGGCATCAAGATTCGCGGTACTGGTGCAGCAACTAAAGGTGTGATGGCCAGGGGGCCAATGGCGTAATGAATTACAACGAGCTTTTTGCGCAGATCCAGTCGTATACGGAGAACCAATTCCCGCCAATGATATTGGCTAACGGGAGTTCTGTATCTGTTACGACCCAGATCAACACGTTTATTGAGCAGGCAGAGCGCCGTATATATAACACGGTGCAAATCCCTTCTTTGCGCAAAAACGTTACTGGTACCTGTACAGCCAGCAACAAGTACTTAGCCTGCCCAAATGACTACCTATCCAGTTTTTCATTAGCGGTGATTGACACCGTTACTGGGGAATATGAGTACCTACTTAACAAAGATGTTAACTTTATTCGGCAGGCATATCCAAGCCCTACGGCTACTGGCAAACCGCGGTACTACGCTTTATTTGGCTCACGGTTAAATGATCCAAACGAGCTTACTTTTATTCTTGGGCCTACCCCAGACTTAAGCTACAGCGCAGAGCTTCACTACTTCTATTACCCAGAATCTATCGTTACTGCTGGTAATTCTTGGCTTGGTGACAATTACAGTCCTGTTTTGTTGTATGGCTCTCTTGTTGAGGCTTACACCTACATGAAGGGTGAAACAGATATGCTTTTAGCGTATAACACCAAGTACAATGAGGCAATGCAGCAGTTAAATCGTTTGGGAACTGGCCTTGAGCGTGGTGATGCTTACAGGGACGGACAAGCAAAAATCAAGGTTAATCCTTAAACTTTACTAGGAGCAAAAAATGGCAATTACCCAAGCAATGTGTGACTCGTTCAAGGTAGAACTCCTGAACGGCGCACAGAATTTTTCAGCCGACACATACAAGATTGCACTCTATACCAGTGCTGCAACCCTAAGCAACGCGACTACCGCGTACACAACCTCAAACGAAGTTGCAAACGGTGGCGGATACACAACGGGTGGAAATGTACTGGTTGTTTCACAGACCCCGACTAGCACAGGCAACGTAGCGTTTATCTCGTTTGCCAATAGCACTTGGGCAAATGCAACAATTACTGCAGCTGGCGCTTTGATTTATAACAACAGTCAAGCAAACTCTGCTGTAGCGTCCCTGAGCTTTGGTGGTGACAAGACCAGCACTGCAGGTACTTTTGCTGTTATTTTCCCAACGCCAGACGCAACCAGCGCAATTATTCGCATCGCTTAATCAGGAGCTGTAAATGGCTCTTGTACTAAAAGACCGGGTAAAAGAAGGTACTACTACTAGTGGTACAGGTACTGTCGTCCTCAACGGGGCGGCTACTGGATACCAGTCTTTTGCCGTCATTGGTAACGCCAACACTACGTACTACACTATTGCTGGTGGCAGTGACTACGAAGTCGGTATCGGCACGTACTATTCTGGCAATACATCTTTGTCCAGAGATACTATTCTTGCGTCTAGCAATGCCAACGCCGCAGTAACTCTTTCGGGTACGTATGATGTATTTGTAACCTACCCTGCTGAGGTAGCTGTATATTTAGATGGTGGCAATGCGGTATTTGCCAACGGCTCTTCTAATGTTACCTTTTCAGCAATTAATGTAAGCACCGCCACAATCAATACGGTTACGCTGACAAACGGCACGATTAGCGCACAGCCAAACGCAGCTACCGATATTGTCAATAAGACCTATGTTGATGGTCTTGTGGCTTCGGGTATTCATTTCCACCAGCCAGTCCGAGTCGAATCTCCTACTGCCCTAGTTGCGGTATATAACCAGCCAAACGGTGCTGGTAATGGGGTAGGCGCTACCTTAACAAACAGTGGTGCAAACGTATCCCTTGTTGTTGACGGCGTATCTGTAGCAAACACCAACCGAGTTCTCATTTATACCCAATCAAATGCTGTACAAAACGGGGTGTATGTCGTTTCAGATATTGGTTCTAACGTAACCAGCTGGATCCTGACCCGCTCTGACGACACGAATACTTACGGATTAACCAGCCCAAACACCTTGGGTGAGGGTTCTACGTTCTTCGTTCAAGAGGGTGATACAGGCGCAGGCGAGACATATACCTGCAATACACCAGGCGTTATTACGTTTGGCACAAGCAATATTACGTTTACTCAGATTAGTTCAGCGCAGATTTATTCTGCAGGAACAGGCTTATCGCTTAATAACACCACATTTAGCATATCGAATACCGCAGTTACCGCTGGTACGTATGGTGATGCAGGAAACGTTTCGACTATTACAGTCAACGCCCAAGGTCAGTTAACTAACGCCGTAAATACAGCAATTGTTATTCCAAGCTCATCCGTTACTGGCTTGGGAACCATGGCATTGCAGAATGCCACAACAGTCGCTATTACCGGCGGTTCAATCAACGGTACTCTAATTGGTAACGCAACAGCATCATCTGGCGCATTTACGACTTTATCGGCCTCTAGTAATGTCACCGGTGTAGGCTTTGCAAACTTCCTCAACGCTCCTCCGACTATCGGCGGGGTAACGGCAAACACAGGCGCATTTACCAGTCTTAGCGCATCAGGAACCCTAACCGCTTCAGCAAACGTAGTAATAAGCCAGCTAACAGGATTCCTGTACGGTAATAACACCAGCCCCGTAACGGCCAGCACGACTATTCCAAGTTCAGCGGTGACTGGTTTTGGCACAATGGCAGAGCAAAACGCCAATAACGTAGCTATTACAGGCGGAGCGATTAACGGAACCCTGATTGGTAACTCTACCGCAGCGGCGATTACTGGTACTACGATTACCGCAAGCACAGTGTTTTCAGGATCAGGCGCTAGTCTTTCTGCCTTAAACGGCTCAAACATTACCAGCGGAACAATTGCGGTTGGCGTAGGCGGCACAGGTATTGGAGCTTTGACCAACAATAATGTCATTCTAGGAAACGGCTCTAACGCTGTTAAGTTCGTAGCCCCAGGCACGGCTGGAAACGTATTGGTATCTGACGGCACTACATGGACATCAAACACGGCCCCATCGTCTGGCGCCTTGGCTGCAGGTAACAACTCAATTATTATTAACAACGTGAACATTACGGCAAACGCTACAATTGCTGCGGGGCAAAACGGCTTCTCAGTAGGTCCAGTTACAACAGCAAACGGCGTATCGGTAACGGTTGCAAGCGGACAACAGTGGGTGGTGATATGAGTACCATAACAGCAGGAAATACAGTAACTACAGCCATCACTATTACTGGTGATACGACTGGTAATTTAACGCTTTCTGCAAATGCCACTGGTACTGTTATTCTTACACGCCCATTACAATTTTCAGACGGAACAACACAAGCTACCGCAGCAGCAGTTTCTGGTGGTTTAAATGTAACGCTACAACAATCTTACGGAGGTTTTTAAATGCCAGCAGGTACATCCCCAATTTTCCCGCAAGTGCCAAGTATTGGCATAGCCAGCCTTGTTTCTAATACAGCAGTCACTTCACGTTCAGTAATTGTTGGAACTACTGGTCTTACCCAATTAACCCCTAATTCAACAAACGGCACAAGAATTGACTTTATTGAGGTTCAGGGTCAAGGAACTACTGTAGCAACAATTATTAACGTTTGGTTAAATGACGGTACTAACTCATACTTAGTTGAAGAGATTTCTTTGCCAGCAGCTACAGCCAATACAACGGTTGTTGCCTCAAGTAATACTATTGCTTTTACAAAGTTAACTCTTCCCCCCACTAATCGTTTGTTTGTGTCTCAGCAAGTATCGGCTAACGTAACCGTATTTGCATTTGGTGGAACCTACTAAAAATGCCTTTCAATAAGTCATTCAAACAAGATGCCGTTATTACCCCACAAACGGGGATAACGGATCTTTCTCAATCTACTGGTGGATTAATTGTGCCTACAGGCAATACCGCACAACGCCCTACCAATGCAGTAGCAGGGACTTTTAGATATAACAATCAAACTAATCAAACTGAAGTTTATTCAGGTCTTTCTTGGATAGCTATTACTTCTCAAATTTATGCTATAGATTACATAATAGTAGCTGGTGGTGGTTCTGGTGGTTTTTCCAGTGGATATGAAAAAGGCGGTGGCGGTGGTGCAGGTGGTTACCTAACCGCATCTTCAGTTAGTGTTACGGGCGGGACTGCATACACAATTACCGTAGGCGCAGGGGGCGCTCAACCAGCAAGCGCTGGGCAAGGTAGCCCAGGAAGCAACTCTTCAATATTGACAGTAAATACCGCAGTTGGTGGTGGACGAGGTGGATCTGGTAGCACCGCTGGTCAGGCTGGAGGTTCTGGCGGTGGAGGCTCTGCTTGGGCTCCTGGTGTTGTAGCTGGAGGCGCTGGAACCTCAGGTCAAGGTAGTGCTGGCGGTAATGGTGTTGCAGATGCTGGAAGCGGAACTGGAACAGGAGCTGGTGGTGGCGGTGGAAAAAGCTCTGTTGGTGGTAACGCATCCCTTAACACGGGCGGAAACGGTGGAGCAGGATTAGCTGATACATGGACTGGTGGATCAAGAACTCTTGCTGGCGGTGGTGGTGGTGCTGGATCAACTGCTGGTTCAGGCGGAGCAGGTGGTGGTGGGGCTGGAGGGGCAGGCACTTCAGGCGCTGCAGGAACTGCAGGAACTGTTAATACAGGTGGTGGTGGAGGCGGTGGGACCTATGGCGAGCCTAGTGGAGGTGCTGGCGGCGCTGGTGGTTCTGGAATTGTAGTTATACGTTATCTTGGATCTCAAGCTGGAACTGGCGGTACAGTAACCTCATCAGGTGGTTATACAATTCATACTTTCACTTCTAGTGGAACTTATACGGCTTAACAAAGGAGATTTAAATGGGACATTTTGCCAAAATTGTAGACGGTAAAGTAACGCAAGTTATCGTAGCCGAAAAAGAATTTTTTGATACATTTGTAGATAGCTCGCCAGGTCAATGGTTACGCACGTCTTATAACATGCGTGGTGGCGTTCATTACGAGCCAAATAGCGATACGCCTAAAGCCGACCAATCACAAGCTCTGCGTAAGAACTATGCTGGTATAGGTTATTCGTATGACCCAGTACGTGATGCGTTTATCCCACCACAACCGTTTAATTCATGGTTACTAGACGAGCAGACCTGCTTATGGAACGCCCCGACACCAATGCCAGCAGACGGCAAGGTTTACGAATGGGATGAGCCAACGGTATCGTGGAAAGAAGTAGTAGCCGCTTAAGGACTAAAAATGACTGTAATAGTTAACGGCACCACAGGTATTACCTTCCCAGATAGCACAACACAAGCTACGGCAGGTGGGGGTGGGGGTGGTTTAACTTGGCAAGCCGTTGTTACGTCTAATACGACAGTCAGTTCTAGCAATGCTTACGCAGTTAGTACTGTTGCAGGCCCAGTTGTTGTAACTTTACCATCCAGTCCGGGCGCTGGTAATACAGTTCAGCTAACTGACTACGCTGGTACATGGGGCGCTAACACTGTAACACTTAATCGTAATGGCTCAAATATTGCAGGTGCTGCAGCGAATGTAACAATTAATACTAACGGTGCTTCTGTAGCTCTTGTATACATTGATGCTGCACGAGGATGGATTCCTTTTAATGGGTTTCCAACATCTCCAATTGGAACTTATTCTGCAAGTTATTTAGTAGTTGCAGGTGGTGGTGGTGGCGGTGGTGTAGGCATGTCTGATAACCCATCTGGAGCAGGTGGTGGAGCAGGTGGACTATTACAAAGTACAACAACCGTAGCCCCAGGAACAGCGTATACAATTACCATAGGCGCTGGAGGTTCTGGCGCAAGTAGCCAATCAACATCTGGTGCCAATACATCGTTTTCATCGATTGCGGTTGCATCTGGAGGTGGTTTTGGAGGAGGGAAAAGTACATCTGCGTATTATTCTCCAGCTGCTGGTGGATCAGGTGGTGGCGGATCGTATAACTTTAATAGTGGTGCATCAGGAACTGTAGGTCAAGGTAATAGCGGAGGAAATGGAACCAACGCTTCCCCATACCCTTCAGGCGGTGGAGGAGGATCTGGTGGCGCAGGATTTAGCTTTTCTGGAAACAATGGTGGGAACGGTGGTAATTCAACTTCTAGCAGTATTTCTGGAGCTTCCGTAGCTTACGCTGGCGGCGGCGGTGGTGGCGGTGGATTTAACGGAACTACTGGTTCTGGCGGTGGCGGTGGAGCTGGTAATGGTGGATCAATTATTGGTGTTGGCACTCCAACATCGGGTAGTGCAGCAACAGCAAATACAGGGTCTGGCGGTGGCGGAGCTGGTAATAGCGGATCATCAACAGGAACAGCAAATGGTGGAAATGGTGGTTCGGGCGTAGTGATAATTTCTTATGTCGGCACACAACGTGGTACAGGTGGCACAGTCACTTCTAGCGGCGGCAACACCATTCATACCTTTACATCATCTGGCACTTACACGGCGTAACCATGCCAAGCACAATTAATGCACAGCCAGGAAATGCCTCAACAATTACAGCGCTTATTAAGTCTGGTGCTAGTGATGCTAACCTTGCATTTGAAACAAACGGTATTGATGCAATAGTAATAAATGGCAGTCAAATGGCAAATTTTGTATCAACAGGCGCAGTAAGAGTGCCAGCAGGAACAACGGCGCAGCGTCCAAGTAGTCCTGTAAACGGTATGATGAGATATAACACAACCACTCTTAGAGTAGAGGGGTATGCAAACAATACTTGGGTAGCTTTTTTATGACAGTCAGAATAAATGCCAGCTCTGCTGGGCTAACCGAAACAGTCGATACAACTGGAATCCTTGAATTTCAAACTGCCAACACGTCTGCGCTCATTATTAACGCATCACAAAATGCTAACTTTACTTCTACTGGGGCTATTACTGTACCTGTAGGGACTACAGCTCAAAGACCTACCGCCACAAACGGCATGATCCGTTACAGCACAACAAACAACGCTTTTGAATATTATGTAAATGGTGTTTGGGCTTTAGCAAACGTGACCCCGCCCCCCACAAATACCGTGGCCCCTGTAATATCCGGGTCTGCAGTAGTTGGGGCAAATTTAACATCAACCACAGGAACGTGGAATTTTTCTCCAACGTCTTTTGCATACCAATGGTTTGCAAATACTACGGCTATTTCTGCTAATGCAACGGCTAATGTATTTACTATTACAGCAACGGAGAATGGCGCAAACTTATATTGCAACGTAACGGCAATTAACGCTGCAGGAAATAGCACACCAGCCAAATCAAATACTGTTGGCCCAGTAACAAGTTCTTATGATGTTTCTTATTTAGCCGTTGCGGGCGGTGGTGGTGGAACTTATTATGTTGGTGGCGGTGGTGGAGGTGGGGGTTTATTGGCTAACACAACAGCACTTGGTATAGGATCCGTATATACAGTTACGGTAGGCGGTGGCGGTGCTGGCGGTTCAAGTGGCTCTAATGGTACAAATTCATCGGTAATAGGAACTGGAGTTTCAATAACTGCTATTGGTGGTGGTGGCACAAGCGCATTTGGTGTTGGTAAAAGTGGTGGTTCTGGCGGTGGCGGATCATTAAATGCTACAGCTGGCGGTGCAGGAACTTCAGGCCAAGGTAATGCTGGAGGTAGTTCAAATGCTTCAGGTACACAATCTGCTGGCGGTGGTGGCGGTGCCGGTGGCGGTGGTGGAGGTGGTAGTAACGGTGCCGCTGGAAATGGTGGATCAGGAGCAGCATCGTCTATTACTGGCTCTAGCATAACCTACGCTGGTGGCGGTGGCGGTGGACATCAAGCTGGAACTGCTGGTTCAGGTGGTGCCGGTGGCGGCGGTTCAGGAACAAATAATGGTTCAACAGGGGGATCTGGAGGAACTAACCTTGGCGGTGGTGGAGGTGGTGGTGGTAACAACAACATAGATCAAGGTCAAGGTGGCCCAGGAGGTTCAGGCGTAGTTATTCTTTCTATTCCCACAGCAAGTTACTCAAACGTAACTACAGGCAGCCCAACAGTAACAACATCTGGCAGCAATACTATTCTTAAATACACATCTAGCGGTTCTTACACAGCCTAATCATGCTAGGTTTTACACCATTCGCATCCGCCCCGTTTTCTGACTTAGGCTCAGGGAATGCCGAGGTATTTCTTACTGGCGTAACTGGGGTAGGGCAGACTGGTGTTTTAGACGCAACTGGCACCGCCAATGTATTCCTAGTAGGCGTTCAAGCCGTAGGTCAAGTCGGTACGGTAGAAGCTCAAGCAGATGCCAACGTATTCGTAACAGGTGTTCAGGCGGTAGGGCAGCTTGGAACGGCTGATGCAACAGGAACAGCCAACGTTAATTTGGTTGGTGTAGCGGCTATTGGGCAGGTTGGAACTGTAGATGTATCAGCTAACGCAAACGTTTACCTAGAAGGGGTTACAGGATATACTCAGCTAGGTACGGCCAATGCTACAGGCGGCGCAGATGTAGTTGTCTCAGGAGTGACTGCGGTAGGTGAAGTTGGTACTGTTCAGGTAGATGCTAGTGCCAATGCTCTTGTAACAGGTGTTACTGCAGTCGGTCAGGTAGGTACAGTAGCAGTTACAGCAAACGCAAACGTATTTTTGGTTGGCGTACAGGCAGTGGGCATAGTAGGACAGGTGCTTGTTTGGGGTCAAATACCAGACAATCAGACACCGGATTGGACAAATATTAATGACAACAGCAGCACTGGATGGACGCAAGTTGTTGATAATGCAGAAGAAAATTGGGACTTAATAGCGGCTTAATATGGCAAGTACATACTCTCCCTCGCTTAGAATACAGCTAATTGAAACAGACACCGAGTTTGAGGCTTGGGGTCAGCCGCTTGATAACAACCTAGGCACCGTTATTGAGCAGGCAATTGTTGGGTCAAACACCATTAGCCTGACAAACCTCACATCTTTAACTCTTTCTACTGCTAACGCTGCGGTAGACCAAGCCCGTAATGCCGTATTAGTATTTGATGGCGCTCTTACCGCAAACTGCAATGTCGTAGCCCCCAGCGTCAAAAAAGTATACGTAGTTAGCAATAAGACTTCTGGTGGCTATCTAGTCAACATCAAGACTTCCAGTGGTAATGCCGTCAACGTTATTAATGGCACAAATCAGCTTGTTTATTGTGACGGTACAGATTTTAAGACCGCAGTCAATGTCAACACCATCATCGGCGACTTAGCGGTTTCCGGAAATGCCACTGTTAATGGAAGCGTAACGATTGGTGGGAATATTAGTGGTCCAAATAACCTTACCTCTACAAGCGGTAACATCACCACAACATCAAACTCTTCTATTGTTGTGCTTAGCAATAATACTGGCGCTTTTGTTCTTCCAACAGGCAACACAGCGCAACGCCCTTCTACAGTAAAACTAGGTATGCAACGTTGGAATAATGAACTTAACTGGGTTGAAGTGTGGAATGGCATTGTTTGGTACCCATTGACAGGTAGTTACGGCGTTCAATACGTAGTTGTAGCTGGTGGTGGAGGTGGTGGTTTTGAATCTTTTCAAGGTTCAGGCGGTGGCGGTGCTGGAGGCATACTTATTGGTGGAACTACCGTTCAAGCCAGCACTGCATACACAGTAACAATAGGCGGCGGTGCAGCGGTCAATGCCAAAGGAAGCAATACGTTTGCGCTTGGTTTTACTGCTTTAGGTGGTGGGTCTGGTGCCGGTAATAGCAACTCTGGAATTATTAATGGCGGTTCTGGGGGTGGTCGATGCACCCGTGATAATCCTGCTGAAAACTTCGGCCCAGGATCAGGCACAACAGGTCAAGGTAATAATGGTAGCTCTGGAATTTCTGGGTATGTAGGTGCCGGCGGCGGAGGTGGTGGACAATTGCCTACTGGAACTGCTGGGGGTAACGGTTTGTCTTCCTCTATTACTGGTACGTTAGCCTACTATGCAGGCGGCGGTGGTGGTGGTAATCGTCAAGTTGGTTCTGGTGGATCTGGCGGCTTAGGTGGTGGAGGGTTTAATAACACGGCTGGTACAGCAAATACAGGCGGTGGCGGTGCAGGTGGGGGGTCTGACCCTGGAGCTTTTACAGGAACTGCTGGTGGCTCTGGAGTAACTATTATTTCTTACGCAAGCCCAGTGCAAACAGCTACAGGCGGAACCGTAACTTCTTATACATCTGGAGGCACACTCTATTGGGTGCATACATTTACAACTAGCGGTACATTTACGGCTTAACAGGACTTAACTATGCCATCAACTTATTCTCCCTCGTTAAAAATAGAATTGATCGGTAACGGCGAACAGTCGGGTACTTGGGGTCAAACTACAAACAACAATATGGGTACGCTTATTGAGCAAGCGATTGCTGGCGTTGAACCAATTACCTTAACTGGCAATAAAACACTTACTAGTTTTAACGGTTTATCAGACGAAGCACGTAACGCCGTTTTAGTTTTTGGCGGATCTTTGGCATCCCCAGCAAACGTTATTGCCCCATCTACTCAAAAGACTTACATTATTACCAACAATGCTGGCGCTAACGTTACAGTAAAGACTGCTAGCGGTAATGGAGTAGTTATTGGTAACGGACTTAGCTCTTTAATTTACTGTGATGGCACTGACTTCTATACCGCAGTAAACGTAAACAACGTAATTGGCAACCTATCCGTATCTGGCAACGCAACAATTGCTGGCTCTGTAACCACAGGCGCTAATTTAACTTTTGCTAACACCGTTGTTAATACTTTAGGTAATCTTACCTTTACTGCCAACTCTGGGATTGTGGATATGTCGCCCAATACAGGCGCATTAGTCCCTCCAACTGGTACGACCGCACAACGTCCAGCTACCCCACGAGTTGGTATGAGCCGCTGGAATTCTGATACTGGTGCATACGAAGTTTGGACTGGTGTTGAATGGAAACAGTTGGCGTCTGGTACTTATTCTATTGATTACATTATCGTAGCTGGTGGTGGTACTAGCGGTTTTGGAACTTCTTGGGCAGGCGTTTCTGGTGGCGGTGCTGGTGGTCTTTTATCCGCTGCATCTTATGGAGGTATTACACCTGGAAACTCTTACTCAATTGTAGTTGGTGCAGGCGGCGCTGGTGGTGGTTCTTTTGCCCAAAATGGCAGTAATTCGTCAGCCTTCGGCCAAACTTCTATTGGTGGTGGTTCTGGCGGTGGCGGTAACGGTGGTTCCGGCGGAGGCGGTGGTTTCTTACAAGGTGGTCAAGGAACTGTTGGACAAGGAAATAATGGTGGCTGGTCTAGCCCAACTGCAGATTATGGTTCTGGTGGTGGTGGAGGTGCTGGAGCTGCTGGTGGAAATGGCGTGCAAACTGCTGGGGGGAATGGACTTCAATTTGATATTACTGGCACGTCAACTTACTATGCTGGCGGAGGTGGTTGCGGATCAGGAGAAGATACAGGTACTTCTGCTCCTGGCGGTTTAGGCGGTGGCGGTGCAAGTGGAGTAGCTTTTGCAAGAACAGGCCAAAGTGGAACTGCAAATACTGGAGGTGGTGGTGGTGGAACTAATATTCTTTCAAACGACCAATACCCACCAGGCGTTGTATCTAGCGGCGGTTCTGGTGTAGTTATTATTCGTTATGCTTCTGCTACGCAACGCGGATCAGGCGGTACCGTAACAACCTATACATCTGGCGCAGTTACATACTGGGTTCATAAATTTAATTCTTCAGGAACATACGTAGCATGATTATTCAAAGACAAGCCATTGGCGATGATTGCGCAACCAAGATAGAGATTCTGTGTCCAAATTGCGAACGGGATGTTAATGAGGCCGAACTAGCTTCTCAAAAGTGCAGCGATTGCGGGTACGATTTAACGCAGCCAAAGCAAAGTGTTGAAGTTCACGCAACCTCAGTACCAACGGTTGCAATTACGTTTTAAGGAAACACAATGAACTATATCCTTTATCCGCTGTATGTAGTAATCAATCTTGTAGGAACTATTCTTACATTCCCATTAGCTTTTATTTTGCCAATCTTTAAAGAAGATAAAGAAGGCTGGAACTATAACGGCACAGAATGGGGTGTTGGTCCACGTTTATTTAAATGGTTATCGTGGTTTCAAACGCCTGACAACAGTTTAAATGGCGATCACCCTTGGGAATCTAAGCACAGTCATTCGTGGTGGTCTAGGGTTCAATGGCTATGGCGCAATCCGTTTTATGGCTTTGCAGTCAAGTACCTACACGGCACAGACGGCATTAGCTATTTAGGTGATTTAAAGTGCAGCGAAACCAACCCAGGTTCACTTTATGTATATGGCAAAGGGCTATGGCAATTTGTACTGTTTAAGCCTATGTTTGGCAAAACTTTATACCTAAACTTTGGCTGGAATATCAAGGCATTAACAGATCCAGCATACATAAACGACCCCGTAAACGCACCTTATATTGCTGACTATGCCGCTACTTTTGCGTTTAGCCCAAGGCTTGTGTAATGTTTGGGGTAAATATTTATGCCATTATTGCTGTGGTTGCTGTGGCCCTATTTTGCGGTGGGTTTGTTAATGGTTGCTCCTATCAGCAAAGCAAAGCCGAAAAAGTCATCCGAGATAAAGAACACCAGTACCAAGCAGATGCAGATCAGATAAGGAAGGACAAAGATGCACAAATTAAAGTTATTAATAATCAGCTTGTCGATGCTGTTAGTGAGTTGCGTAAGCGTCCCAGTCGTGCCGCAGAAACCAGCAATGGAAAAAGTTGCAACGGAGCCAGCCTTTTTGCCGAGGATGCAGAATTTCTTGTCAGGGAAGCTGCCAGAGCAGACGAAATGAGAGTTAGCCTAGCGGCTTGTTATAAACAATATGATTCAGTGAGTAAATAATGGAAGACAAAACATACGTAGAAACCGCTAAAGAAGTAGCTGGTAAAGCAATTGGTAAGCATGGACTAATCTATATCACCGTCATTGTGATTGTTGGTGTTGGCGCATCAATCATTTTGGAAGAATCCAAGATGGCAGCCGTAATGGGCTTGCTAGGCGCGTCTTTGACCGCCCTGATCTCTATGCTTAATAACGTGGCTGGCGCTACTCCAAAGCAAGATAAGCCTGAGTTTGAGATTATGAAAGAACTTATTGCTCGTTTAGACGGCATGGCTGATCGTGATGCAATGAGTGTGAGCGTAGAAGGCGACAAAGTAGTTGTCAAAAAAGGCGATAACGAAACTCAAGTTGGCAGAAAATGACAAATCAAGATACATGGATAAACACCAAATGGCGTCCAGCGATGGGTTGGACGTACATGGGTGTTTGTATTTTTGACTTTGTAGTTGCTCCTATTTTGTGGAGTATTTTCCAAATAATAGGTGACGGCAAAGTTGATACTCAGTGGAAGCCTTTAACACTTGAAGGTGCTGGTTTATTCCATATGGCTATGGGTGCTATTTTAGGTATAGCAGCATATGGTAGAACTAAAGAAAAAATAGAACAAATGGAAGTAGAAAAAGCATGAACTCTAACTTTGAAACCTGTTTGGCGCTGATGCTTGCTCACGAGGGCGGTTTTGTAAACCATCCTCAAGACCCAGGCGGCATGACCAACCTTGGCGTAACTAAGCGAGTTTGGGAAGAATGGACTGGGCATGAGGTTGATGAAAAGCAGATGCGCGCCCTAACGCCTGAGCTAGTAGCGCCACTTTATAAAAGGAAATACTGGGATGCTGTACGTGCTGATGATGTTCTTGTGGATGGTGTTGATTATTGCGTTTTTGACGTTGCTGTTAACTCAGGCCCCGGAAGAGCCATTAAGTTTCTGCAGTCGTGTGTTGGCGTTACTGCTGATGGCGGTTTTGGCCCTGCTACTATGGCTGCCGTAACAAAAGCACAGGAAGACCCAGCACGATTAATAGAGATGTATTGCGCTCGGAGGCTAGAGTTCTTACAATCACTTAAGACCTTCGAAACGTTCGGCAAAGGCTGGTCCAGACGTGTTCAAGAAGTTAAAGATAAAGCACTTAAGATGTTAGGGTAAACCCGATGCCATTACAGAAAATCGTTCTTCGCCCTGGATTAAACCGAGAAGGTACTAACTACGCCAATGAGGGCGGGTACTATGACGGCGATAAGATACGCTTTCGTTCTGGTTTCCCAGAAAAGATAGGTGGTTGGATTCGTTTTAGCGCCGATAAGTTCTTGGGAGTTGCACGTTCGTTATGGAATTGGGCTACCTTAAACGGCGCCAATTACCTAGGGATTGGAACCAATCTCAAGTATTACATTGAGTATTCTGGAGAGTACTACGACATCACGCCGATTACTTCTACGGCAACTTTAAATAACGTCATATCTACTGGATATACCACCTTAGTTGCCAACTTAACCGCTAATGCTGACACCTTTGCAATAACAAATGGCACGTATTTCCCGCAGAATAGTGGGTTGGTAAAGATTAATAACGAGCAGATTTTTTACGCTACTTTAAGTTCTAACGTAGCTACCGGCTGTATTCGTGGTTACAACAACACCACCGCGGCGAGTCATTTAGCTAATGCTACCGTTGCCAGTGCTTATTTATATGTAAATGACGCTGCGGCATCTAATGCAGCTATTAATACTCAATTTGTTACTTTTGCTAACTCTACAGCGGTGGATGGTTTTTCAGCAAACCTCATTAACCAAGAACATCAAGCATTTAAATACACATCTGGCGGTTTCTTTTTCCTTGGATCCTCTCCAGATAACAGCCTTGCAAACGTAACCTTTGCCAATGCCTCAGTCATTAATGGCGGTGGCCCAACAATTAACGTCAGTTATCAAACCGAGCCTGGACTAGCCGTATATAGTATCGGTACTGGTTGGGGCGCTGGTCCATTTAACCGTGGTACATGGGGTTCTGCATTTACCAGCGGCGGTATTGGTCAACAGCTTCGTATTTGGACAAACGATAACTTTGGTCAAAACTTAATCTACGCACCACGCGGGGGTGAAATTTATTACTGGGAAGCAAACACAGGTTTAGCTGTAAGAGGTCAAAAGCTAGAAGACCTAGCAAACGTAGCAGTAGCCACTAGCGGTCAGTGGGTTCCAAAGGCCACCAATGCAGTTATTTCCTCGGCAATTCAGCGTTTTGTAATTGCCTTTGGTTCTAATTCATACGATCCTACAGACCCTGATACTCCGTTTGATCCAATGCTGGTGCGCTGGTCAGACCAAGAAGACCCATTTGCATGGGAGCCAGATGTAACCAATCAAGCTGGTGAGTTCCGTGTATCTAACGGTTCGTACTTAATGGATGCAGTAGCCACCCGCCAAGAGATTTTAGTTTGGACTGATTCTGCTCTGTATTCTATGCAATACCTAGGACCGCCCTACGTCTGGGGTTTCCAGATCCTGATGGATAACATCTCAATCATATCGCCTAACTGCGCAATTACGGTTAACAACGTGACGTATTGGATGGGCGCGGATAAGTTCTACATGTACTCCGGCCGGGTAGAAACACTGCCTTGTGCGCTGCGTCAATTTGTATTTGATGACATCAACAAAGACCAAGCGTGGCAAGTAACTTGCGGCGGTAATGAGGGTTACAACGAAGTATGGTGGTTCTACTGCTCTGCAAATAGCGTAATTATTGACCGGTACGTTGTTTATAATTACCTTGATCGAGTATGGTATTACGGCAACTTAAACCGCACCGCATGGCTTGATTCTGGTATCCGTCAAAACCCAATGGCTACTACTCGTATTGGTGTAGATGATGTTGGCAACCCAATAGGAACTGCCGTATATCACGAACTTGGCAACGATGATCAAACCACAGCATCTACTCTACCAATTGAAGCCTATGTACAGTCTTCTGACTTTGATATTGGTGACGGGCATAACTTTGGCTATATCTGGCGCATGATTCCTGACGTAAACTTCAATGGCTCAAACGTCAATCAGCCAAGCGTAGTGATGGAGTTGCAACCCCGCCAGTTTGCAGGATCAGGCTATGGTACCCCAGCTAACTCTACAACCACCAGCGCAAACAACTTTACAGTATTCCCACAATACACAGTCCAGCAGTTTACAGAGCAAGTGTATACACGGGTTCGGGCGCGGCAAATGGCTATTAAGATAAGCTCAGATGGCTTGGGTGTATCTTGGCAGCTAGGCGCTCCACGGATTGATATTAAGAATGACGGACGTAGATAAATGGCTAACGCTATAAACCTTACTACTACAATAGTTCCGTCAAAGGCGCCTAACTTACCGATTGCGCCTGTAGACTACAGCCAGCAATATCAAGATCAATTTAGTAACGTTCTCCGTTTATATTTTAATCAGATCGACAATGACTGGGCAGCGGTGCTTGGCCCTAACGGTGGTAAATACACACGGTTTCCCCATATATCTGCGTTTGATTCAACCAGCCAATACGCATTAGCTAACACAACAACTACCGTTTTATGGAGTACATTAGTAAGCGGATCAGGGTTTACCCTTAATGCAAATAGTACTGCAACATGCGAAATAGCTGGTGTATATAAGATTGACTACAGCCTTCAGTTTGCTAATACCGACAACGCTATCCATGATGCTGATGTTTGGTTAAAAGTAAACGGAACTAATGTTCCGGATTCGGCTACTAGGTTTACGCTTCAAGCTAGAAAAAGCGCAAGTTTATTTAATTACGTTTGCGGCTACTCTCATGTCACTTTTGAAATAGCTGCTGGAGACGTAATTTCTTTAGTTTGGGCGTCAGATAAAGTCGCCACTGCTAATGCGTCATCGGATGGATTATTCATAGAAGCACTCCCAGCATCTGCAAGCCCGTATGACCGCCCCGCAATTCCTTCTGCCATAGGCACAATAGCCTTTGTATCTGCACCAACAACATGATAAACTTCAACATATTCGACCCTAAAGGCCATATATGGGCATAAACTCGTTGTCACCGCAAAACATGCAAGGCGCTGGCCTACCTAGGATTGACCAATTTGCGGGCAACGCTATGTACCCGCAGAGTCAACAAGTTAACACGCAATTTGCAACTCCTTCGCAAATGCCTACAAGCGCAGAAGTAGTGCGCTCAGATTATGATCCAGTAACTAATCCCTATACCGGCATGCCTGTTCAAAACTTTGCCAAAGGCGGACTTTCTGGAATTCGTTTTGAGAATGGCGGCGATGTTGAAGATCAGCAACAATTAGATTCAGCACCGGAAGTCGTTGATTATAAAGCTCAATTAGAGAAATTATATCAAGGTATTTTAGGCCGTAGCACTGATGAGGGCGCTAAAGGCTGGGAAGATTTGCTAAATGCTGGTTATGGTATAGATGAAGTAGCTCGGCAAATTGGTGCAAGTACAGAAGCAAAAAACAAAACAGTAGCAGGACTTTCTGAAGAATTAAGGGCAAACGACCCTAATAACTTTGCAGGTAGCGTTGCTCAGCTATATGCTGCAGCGCTAGGAAGAACGCCTGATGCCGCGTCTTTAGAGGCCAATGTTAACCTATTAAACCGCAATCCTGATGCGTTTGCATGGCTTGCAGATACAGTTACAAAATCGCCAGAAGCAAAAGCATACGCTGAACAAAGCGGCGTTGATTTAGAAAAGGCTTATGAAGGTGCGGTCGGTAACTTTAAGCACTTTACCCCCACGCCAAAACAAGGTGGGATAGGCGGGTTTTTCCAAAAGGTTGGTCCATTTTTGCCGTTTGCTTTAGCTGGTGGCGCTCTTGCTGCGCCTTATTTAGCTGGTGCTGCTGGCGCTGGCGCTGGGGCTGGGGCAGGCGGAGCGCTTACCACAGCAGAGCTGTTGGCTGGTGCAGGCGGTGCATTTGTACCTACTGCTGGTAGTGGAGCAAGTTTTCTTTTGCCTACAGGAGCAGCAGCCGCTGGTGCTGCTGGTGCTGGTGCTGGTGGAGCAGCCACACAAGGTTTAACCCTTAAGAACGCATATGACGCATATAAGTACGGAAAAATGGGTTTAAATGTTTTAAATGCACTGTCTGGTGGAGAACAGCCCAATGAAATTGCTAATGTTCCAACCACAGATGGATATAGCGCATTTGATGCTGGAGTTCGTACTCGTGGATTGCCCGATATATCTGGGTATGAAAAGACTCCTTGGGCAAACCTGATGCCTCAGATTAGCTTGACAAGGTTATCTGATTTTGCTCCCACAAGAAATATGGCTGCTGGTGGCTCTACCGGAATTGGTCATCTTGGTGGATACTCAGATGGTGGCCGTTTACTCAAAGGTCCTGGCGATGGTATGTCAGATAACATCCCAGCATCCATTGCTGATAAACAACCAGCACGATTAGCTGACGGAGAATTTGTAATCCCAGCAGACGTAGTTAGTCATTTAGGAAATGGCTCTACTGACGCTGGCGCTAAACAACTGTATTTAATGATGGACAAGATTCGCAAAGCCCGCACCGGAAACGAGAAGCAGGGCAAGCAAATCAATCCAAGTAAATTTTTACCCAAAGGATAAAAAATGGGAATTTTTGACTCATCTCCACTGCCTTCAAGCCCAACATCGCAAAGAATAGAAACATCAAGCATTTCGCCATTTGCGCAACCTTATGTTTCTAGCTACTTGGATCGCGCTCAACAACTAGCAAATCAAGCCCCAACAGCATTCCAAAATCAAGTTGGTTCATCTGCTCAAAATATGGGCATGCCAGGACAGTTTGCTATGGGTACAAACCTAGCAAACCAAGGCGGTCAAGGCGCACTATCTACTGCTCCAATCGCTTTGAACTATGGTCAGATGGGTGCGGATATTGGTCAAGGTGGTATTGGCATTGGCGCATTGGGTCAGCAATATGGTATGAACGCTGGCCAGAATTACGTCAATCAAGCAACCAACCCAAGTGCGGTTGGTGCTTTTATGAACCCCTATATTCAACAATCCTTAGCTCCGCAACTTGCTTTATTAAATCAACAGCAACAACTTGGCGCTCAAGGTATTGCTGCTAAAGCCGCAGGTCAAGGTGCTTTTGGTGGAAATCGGGCTACGTTAGCTCAAGGCTTAAATGCACAGAACTACGCATTAGCAGGTCAGCAAGCTATTGGCCAAGGCTACAACGAAGCATTTAGAAACGCTCAACAGGCCCAGCAGTTTGGGGCTAATCTTGGACTACAAGGTGCTATGCAGGGAACTTCTGCTGGTTTGGCTGGTCTTGATACAGGTATGCGTGGTGTTGGTTTAGGTTTACAAGGTGTATCTGGCGCTCAGCAAGGCTACCAGGGAGCCACTCAAGCTGGCTCTGCATTAGGTAATATTGGCGCTCAACAAGGTCAATATGAGTTGGCTAAACTTGCGCTACAAAATCAGATTGCAAACCAACAATACAACCAGCCATTCCAGAATTTGGAATTTCAACGCACTATGTTATCTGGATTGCCTGTATCTTCTTCCACAACCCAAGGATTCCAAGCTCCTCCAAATAAACTATCTCAGATGGTTGGTTTAGGTTCTACTATTATTGGAGGCGCAGGTCTAGCTAATAAGGCTGGGCTATTTGATTTCTTAAAAGGCGGCGGTGGTGGTAGTGGGATTACCTACGGAGATAATGGCTATACAACGTCTCTTGGTGATCTTATTACTAGTGATGGTTATAGTGATCTGTTTGCCAAAGGTGGAGAGGTTAAAGGCTACGCTAAAGGCGGTAAAGTTAAATATGCTACTGGCGGTGACATTGATCTTATGCCCACCGAAGAGCTTACTCCATTGATGCAGAATCCAAACATTGACCCAATGGAAGCTGCTTTAATTCAACAAGAGTTAATGATCCGCGCTCGTATGGCAAGCAATCCACAGACAGCTCAGATCATGGGCGGAGGATTAGATACCATTCCTTCTGGAGATATGTTCCGTGCAGCAGGCGGTGGTATTGTTGCTTTTGCCCAAGGCGGTAAACCTCAAGAAAACTCTACAGATGACTACCTTGCTCAATACACAGACAAAAAGGGTAATGTTGACTTAAATAGAGCAGCATTAAGTTTATTGGGTCAGGCTAGACCAGCCGCAGAAACTGACAGCGCAACTCGTCAAGAGATTATGCAAGACATTAAAGAGCGCCGTGAGAGACTACCATTTGAGGCAGCAGTTCGCTTTGGAGTAAACGCTCTTTCTGGTACTTCTCCTTATCTTGGGCCAAATATAGGTTTAGCTGGTGTTGACACCTTAAACGCAATGTCTAAAGAAGTTGCAGCAGAACGCACATTAAAACGCGAACTGGCCAAGTTAGACGCAGAAGGCGCGGCTAAAGATGATGCACGTAGACTCCAGTTGGCCGGTACTTTACTGCAAATTCAAGGTCAAAAAGACATTAAAGCTGCTGCATTGGCGGCTGCTAGTGCAAATGCTGGTGATCCAGAATTAAAAGCACTGCAAAAAGCACAGGCTTTGATTAATAACGATGATCAGATTCCAGCATTGCTTAAGCAGCGTGATATGGAAACCCCAGGATCGGCTAGGTACAACGCTTATAACGATGCCATTAACTCAATTAAGAAATCTTATTTTGATCAAGCTGGAATCAAGCGTCCATATGTTGCTCCTGCTAATGTACAATTTCCACCAGAGCCAGAGAAAAAAGGTTTCTTCAGTGGTTTATTTGGTGGAAGTAAATCAGAAGCTCCTGCTAAAAATAAGGTAGTACCATTTAGTCAACTCCCCAGCTAAGGGCTAGTTATGCCAATAGATGTGCAAATGCCGGATGGGACCATCATTAGTGGGGTCCCAGACAATATCAGTCAAGCCGATCTACTGGCTAGATATAAGGCATATGTACCGCCTCCACCAGAACCAGAAAGCGCTGGATTCTCAGCCAAAGATACTGCTCTTGCTCTAGGTCAAGGTGTTGTTGGTGCTGGTAAATCTTTGGTTGATGTATTCGGTGCTGACACCCCTGCATCACAAGCATTAGGTGATATATCTAAAGGTATAGCTGAGCAATACTCTCCAGCCCGTAAAGCAGAGATGGCTCGCCGTGAAACGCTACAAAAGCAGGCTTCTAAAGGGTCCGTTGGTGAAGAGATCGGCACCTTCCTTGCTGGTGTAGCTGAGGCACCCGTTCAATCCCTTGCACAAGGCTTAGGATCAATAGTTCCTTACGTTGGTACAGGAATCATCGGTGGTATAGCCAAACTTGGTGGCGCTACCGTTAAAGCCATCAATACCGTAGTAGGTGCGGCGCAAGGTACTGGCGCTGTTAAAGGATCCTTATACGATGGCGTTAAGCAAGAGTTAGAAAAGTCAGGAATGAGCGAGAAGGAAGCCGCAGCTAAGGCTTCTAAAGCACAAGAATACCTAGGCGAAAACTTCCTTGATATTGCTGGCGGTACTTTACTAGGCGCTGCTGCTGCCCGTGTCGGTGTGGAAAACTTACTTACCCCTGGCGCAGCTGCAAAACTAGATAAAAGACTACTTACCCGTGCAGGCAAAGCTGCCCTTGCTGAAGCTCCGCTAGAGGGCGCACAAGGTGGACAGGAGCAATTGGCTATCAATCGCGCCCTGCAGAAACAAGGATTTGATGTAGGTACATTTGAAGGTGTAGCTGGTGCTGCTGCCCGTGATGCAGCCGTAGGTGCGTTAACTGGTTCAGCCGTAGGTTCTGTCCGCGCTCCTGGAGCTGAAGCAGTTACTGCTCCCCCAGTAGATCCTAACGCGCCCGCTGTTCCGCCAGTAGATACTGCCGCCCCAAGGACTGCACCTCCGTCATCATCCCAAGATACGCAGGCCATGATTGATGAGTTTAGTGGCTTACCCCCTGCTGCACCGCCTGCTGATACAACCCCTATTGATACAGTTACTCCAGCAGCACCTGTAGGCAATGAGATCTGGGAAAGCATACAGAACCGCGATAGATCTACCCCTGCCTCCATAGCTCAAATGGCCAAGATTGCCAATGAGCCAGACTATAGCCGTGTCAGTATGTCCCGTGACTACGGCACTGGCGCTCCTATCGTAGCTGGTAGCGAGATAGATCCTATCCGTTTAGGTAGATCAGACACAGTAACTGGAGCAGATGGCAAGAAAGTTCCTATTCAGTATGGCGTTATCGAGGCCAGTGAGGTTATCCCATCGCATAACGCAGACGGCACCAAGAATCCTTCTTATGTTGATCAAAGCGTATCCGCTTTCCGAGCCATTACCAATGGCCGTGTAGCCGGTCTTCAGGCTGCCTATAACCAAGGCACAGCAAACGATTACAGAAAAGCTCTGTTAAGTGATGATTTACACGGGATAGATAGAAAAGTCATTGAAGGCATGCAGAACCCAATGCTGGTTCGTGTAATGCCTATGGATCAGGTAAGCAAGAACACTGGCGATGTAAGCAATACCGGCGCTGGACTTACATTTAATTTTGTAGAACAGGCTAAGAACGATACCAATCGTATTGATCTGTCAAAGATTACATTCACCGACAATGGTGATGTAACGCCACAGACTATTCGTGATTTTGTAGCGGCCATGCCGACTACCGAACAGGGCAACCTGATGGGTAAGGATGGCAATCCTACGAAGCAAGCGGTAGATCGTGTCAATGCAGCCATCTTCCAACAGGCTTACGGTAACGATAAGCTAACTGAACTGGCGTTCCAGGCACAAGATGAAGAGGCACGTAATATTGTCCGCGCCCTGAATATGGCGGCATCAAAGGCTATTCGCCTAGGTGATTCTGGTGACTATGACGTTCGCCCACTGGTAAACGAAGCAGTAGAACTGGCCATAAATGCCAGACGCAACAACATGTCTTTGAAAGACGTTGTGGCACAGGGAGACCTAACAGCTAATCCTTTAGCCAAAGATATAGTCCAAATGTTTGCTGACAATCCACGATCAGCAAAAGCCATCGGTGAGAACCTGTCCAACCTGTTTGACAATGCGTTTGCAGAAGGCAGTAAAACTGACGAGGATATGTTTGGTGCAGTGCCAAAACGTCCAGTAGATGAGCTAATCAGGGATTCTTTTGCTAAGAAAACTGAGCCAGATTTATTTGATGAGAAGAAGCCAGCGACTACGGAAGGGCCAGCTACAGAAGTTATTGCAAATGAAACTACTCCTGAATTAAAAGATTTTGATATTACCAAATCAAAAGAAACAATTCACGATGAAATAAAAGACTTAGATGCTGAGCAACTCTCACAGTACCTAGTAGATAACGCACCTAATTCAGCCGCTAGACACATTGCTAATAAGATTCTTGCGCGCGTAAAAGATCTTATTAAAGCTGGCATTCCTGTAAGAATTGAAATTAAAGACGGTCCAATTGTTAGAAAAGATGTTAGCAAACTAAAAGGAAATGAGCAGTCGGCAACCGCGTATGGTTGGCAACAACCTATTCTTAATCAAACATTTAGAAAATTAGCTTATTACAAAATAAGTTT